TGCTGCCGCCTTGCTTAACTTGACTCTGCATTGAGCGAGTCGCTGTACGTTGACGCTTTTCTGACTTGTTCTTAACATCCATGTCAGCCATTTGACCGCGCTTTATGTCTGCATATGGATTAGAAGACTTAGACCCTGCCATGTTAGTGGGAAGCTTAATAGATTGACCCAAGCGGATCTTATTGGCGTTTTTAATGCTTGGATTAGCTCCCAGCAAAGACTTTAATGTAACACCATTTTTCTTTGCAATCTGAGACAAGGTGTCACCTGACTTGACCTTTACTGAGCCACCTTTAGCATAACCCATGCTTTTCTTAGCCATTCCACCACCCATCATTTTACCTACTCCATCTGCGGCAAAGAATGGGACTTTCTTTCCACCCTTCTCTACCATTTTAAGTTTGCCACCTTCGGCCATGCTTTTAGTTTTCTCTGTATTCATACGGTGCTTTGGACTTGCATGACGGGGCTTCTTCTTTGGAAGAGGCATGGTCTTGTCCTGACCCTTTGGGCCACCCTTTTGTCCAAGTTTTTTAATTCCAATAGGCATATTACCCTCCTAGGTAAAACGTGTCGTATGGCACGAACTTCATTGGTGAAGAGTCTGTGTCCTCGTTTGCAGCTAACTCAAACTGAAACTCATACTCTTGTTTAAGCGGTCCCACACGAGCCGCAACTTCGGGTTTCTTCATGGCTATGTAATACGCCATACCAGCCGCAAGACAAGGCACAAACCTTGGCGGCACATCAGCGGTCGTTCCTATTCCAGACGAGACGCCATTGATTCCGCGTAAGCGGAAATACGATAAAGTATACGAGACAGAATCCGGCACAGGCCACAAAGTAACATTGACAGCCGTTGCTTGACGATCAACAAAGATTTGTGAAGGCCGTCCTTGCAAATTTTTAGCGCTTTGCTGAGCATAGCTTGAGACGCTGATACGCTCCAAGCTAGTATCGACTTGCTCTGTCCCAGAGCCTGTACGAACTTGATGTTCAATGAGGTCAATAGTATCCGCAGGCATTTGATAAGTCGCTGTGCCTGCTGTGAGAGCTTGTGTGCCAGAGTCGATAGTCCAGAGGTTAAGTCCACGATTTTGCCATTCCAGTGTTAATAGGTTTAAACTACGCCGCGCAGTCTTTAGGTCGTACCCTGTTTGCAGCTGAAGGCCAGCGCGTTCAAACGCTTCTTCAAATATCTCAGATAAATCAGGTGTTATTACAGCCATTACTTGACCTTCCTATGCGGCTTTACTTTCGCTCGTACCTTTTTAGGCTGCTTGACGAACTGCTTACCAGCCTTAGTTCCTTTTCTTTTAGCAGCGGTGGTGGCCGCGTACTCCTTTGGTGAGAGGGCTTTAATAGCTGATGCCGGTAAATACCTCTCTCCGGTTGCCTTAGATCCCTGCGTGGAGGGTTTGCCACTCTTGGTTCTCCATTTTTGCTTAGTCCAAGACTTCAGACTCTTCTGCGAACTCTTTAACGGCATGTTGTACCCCCGTACATATTATAGCACTTTCTAGCTAACTGACGCTACCACAGTAATAAAAAGACCGGCTGCGATCATTATTAAGACACAAACAATAGTACCCATCTTAATGTTTTCCATTATTTCGTTCTGCCTTAACAGATCGGCTTTACGTTTAGCGGCAATGGCTGCCTTTGCTTCTTTTATTCTTCTGGCTCTTTCGTCCACTATACCACGCCAAGTGCCGTGACCGAAGCGCATGTCAACCATGGTGGCTACTTCTTGCAACTTTTCAGCTGCTATCTTTGCGTCTATAGTTTCTCTAGCAACGTTCTCAACGCCGAACTGGTCTACTAAAGAAACCCCAGACTTCCTATTTCTAGCCTCATTTACCTGTTTCTGCCCTGCAAACAATGAGTCTATTTGACTAGCGATATCGCCAATATCATTGGCTGTACCTATAGCACCCTTTATTCCGTCTACTGCGCTTTTTACAAGCGCTATTCCTGCTAAGGTTTCTGCAATCATTTTTATTCCTTACTTAGATACTGGTGATCTCCCTTCTTTTTGTTTAAGACGCTAAGACAGGATTGCTTGCTTCTACCCCCATCCACTTGCTCCACTCTGCATAATAATGACGCATTCCAACTTCATCGTGTATCGTTCCGTTTTCATGCCTTCCATGCAATATGTTGCGAGGCTCTGTACCAGTACGCATTGTTGTGCCTTGGCCAGATACTCCAATTAGATCTTCGTGAAGATTGCGACCAAACGGACCCCATATACTGTTGTGATGCTTTATGCGAGTCTGACGCTCCTCTGGAGTGTCCTTTTTAAGGCCATACCCACGAAACTCGATAAGAACTTTGTTTGGGCCAAGAGGCGTGACGCTATCGCTTCTATAAGCGCTGCCGCGAAGATTAAAATTAAATCCGGGAAACAGATCAACCATGTACCACTGATTGGGAGGGAGGTTAGGGAAACTAAGCTCTCCTCTATCCTCAAAGCCATCGTACTCTTCGTAGTTAACCGTGAAGCTACTGACGTTAACGTGACCGTTATCAAACGGTATATTTTTTCTGGCAAAGTATTCATCGTTAAACCCTGACACACGATTAAAGTAGTGCATAAAATCGTGGTAGAACTCGCTGTTGGTATCGTGCCACAGCTTGTAGTTAGTGTCGATGACTGCCTTGTGGTAGTGAAAGACTTCCATCTCTTCAGTGTCGATAGCATCCGCGATACAGTCGAATGCACCGCCAGTCCACTCATCTACACTCTGAGTTGGGTCGGGATCCAGTGTAACCCAGACCATACCGCCGTGTTTTACTTCAGTATGAAGCTTTACAAAGTCTTCCATTAAAAATTCAACACGAGACATTGACCCAGAAGGTGCAGTTTGTTTATCTGTGTTAATATACCCTTGAATGTAATCGCCATTGTTTATAGCTATTACAGGTTTTCCCGCAATAGAAGTGGTTCTAAAATTACCTGCTTCTGATAATTCAGATTTATGGCACATAGGAACCCACACCTTGGAAAAGATGCTTTCAATCTCTTGCTCATACAAACCATGATCAGAATATATAAGTGAATTTATATACTCTACACTAGGCTCCAGCCTCCAGCTTTTGTGATTCCTTGGCGGCATTAGTCTCTATATCCTCCACCAGCCTTCTTGTAAGCAGAGGCTACCATTTGAGCCTTACGCGCACTCCACTGACCCGGAGCGCCGCCCTTACCGCCAGCTTTGATTCTATTAAATATTTGTTTACGCATTGTAGGCTTAGTGTAGTTTCCGGCCTTATTCACTGTAGACTTTGCTTTGCCTCCAGACTTCATGCTTCTTGGAGGTTTTTTGTTTTGCTCCTCAACATACTTCTTCTGTGACTCCATTCTAGCTTTTGCTTTTTCCCCAGTCTTCGGAGTTCTAGAACGAATCCCCTCAAGCATTTTCTTTCCTGAAGATCTTATTGCTTCTCCCCCAGACTTCATCTTCTGTAATTCTCCACCAGTATCGTATGCTCTGGCTTTTGAGTAACTAACAGGCTTCTTATCCATAAACGTTTTTGCAATGTTAAAGCTAGGAGTACCCTTTGGTGTTTTTACTTTTTTTGATTTGACAGTTTTACCCCCACCCTTCATTGCCTTAGCTGAAGGGGCCTTTCTATCGTAAGACCCCTTTCCTTTTTTAGGCTTTACCACCTTTGGTTTTAGTGATGGACTTCTTAACGTCTTAGCAACAGGGTTGCCGCCTTTTTTCATAGCGATTGGCTTTTTGCGCTGACCGCACATCATCTTTGCTGCTCTCATTACGCTCTCCTGTTTACCTTACGCGCAGTAGAGGTGCGCCTGAATGATCTGTTCTTCGCAGCAGATACAGCCTTTAGATTAGAACGGCGGTTGTCTGTTGGGTTGCCGTTCTTGTGGGCCACATCTTTCCCGTCACCTTTTTTTACTTTGCCAGCAGCAGTCATTCTATTCCTTGCTGTGTTTCTGCCAGCCCTTCTTGTCTTTTGCTTCTCAGAGGACTGATACTTCTTGTACTCTGATTTGTAATTGCGTGTCATTTGTGAGCCTTTTGAATAGGAAACTTGGCCTTCAAAGATCCGCCCTTATGAGGCTTAAACCCTGAGCCATTCTTCATTAGCTTATACCCACTTTTAGATTTCATCCAATGAAAACCTTTTGGGGCGCTTACGACCTTTGATTCCATAACTACTTCCTTCTGGCTCTAGTCTTACCTTTCGCAGCACACCCATCTATTGAGTATGACTTTTTCATAGCGCCGCCTTTTTTCATAGGCGTCATGCCCTGCATTGGTGTGGCCCCCATTCCAGAGCCAGCCTGCGACTGCCCTGATGCAGGATCGGCTTTTCCAGATTTATTTTTCTTTTTCCCAGCCTCAATCATTGCTCCAAGAGCGCTTACGTTCTTCATACCTTTGCCCATTGCCCGTCCCAGAATGCCCTTACCGGTCATTGCTCCGGCCAAAGGACTTACTGATCCAAGAAGCTCTCCGCCTCCGATCATTTTTTTAACTTTCTTTTTCATCTTATTTCCTCTCATCTGACTGCCGATGCTTGATCTGGATATTGTCATTTCATCCATCCAATAAATAAATGGGCTAGTGCGCCTACAGCGCCACCAACACCTATAATTACCCAGACCGCACCCTTCCATCTATTGGCTTGAGCCTTTAGGTCTGATACTTCCCTATGAACATGCCTAACTTCTTCGGAAAGAGTTTTTATACGCTCTTCAAGCCTAGCAAGTGTAACTTCAACCGCTTCAGTCATTAACACTTCCACCTTTTACGGGCTTGCCTTAGACGGCTATTAGGATTAGCTGCTGCTTTAGGAAACTTCTTCATCTGACCGGCAGAACGCGCACAGAAAGACTTACGCCGCTTAGCTGATGCGCTACCGGGCTTTACCTTGCCTGTCACTGCTGTCTTGAGCTTGCTGCCGGGGTTTTTAGCCCTGTAAGCTTTGACGCCCTTAGAGGTCATTCCCGCGCCCTTTTTAGTAGCGCGGAAATTGCCAGATTTAACAGACGTTTTTATAGGCGTTTCTTTTTTTCTAGGCACAGAAACATCTCCTAATTTAAGCTAAAAGAAGAGTTACCTTACTTCCACTGCCAGTCAGGGCAGCAAAGAACACACCGTCTTTTGCTAAGATACCATCGTCAGGAAGGAACACTTCATTCCATCCGGCAGCAAGGGTAATGTCAAGAAGAGTGGTTCCAGTAGCGGTCCCATTCTTCAAAGTCAAAGCAGTGACAGCTGTCCCATAAACCAAGATGTTTTTGATCCTAGCCCTAGATGTTCCAACTAAAGCAGGTGTATCGCCTGTATTAAAGTTATACGCCTTTACATCACCATCAGCCATAATAACCTCCTATTAAGCAAGGTTATTGTTTTGCTGATACAGGATTGTAAAACGAACAAGGCCTGCGTTTGTGGCAGCAGAAGCGGTCACAGTCAAACGCCTGTCTGACACACCAGTGTCCTGCCAAGCTAACGCAGCACCAGCTTGTGTTGTCGGGTAGACCCGACCAGCATTTGTTCCACTTGCGAAAGTGTTCAAAACTGTCGCTGCACCACCTACAGTATCACCGATACTAAGGTTGGTCGCTCCACTTGCTGCGGTAATAATGTCAATTACACAGTCAATGATTTGAGAGTTTGCAGGGATAACAACATCAGTAACTTGCGCTGCAACTGCACCGCCAGAAAGATCCAATGAAAAAGTCTGAGCCATAACAACTTGACCAACGTTTGCAACGTTAGTGCCTACTGTTGTGCCTGTAGTATTCTTGATTGTTCCGGCCCGGATAGGTCCAGAAAAAGTGGTAGTAGCCATGAGGAACTCCTTGTCTCGGCTAATGTCAGCCGCCCTATGCGACTGTCAAGGTTCTTATGAATTATAGCAAAAGAAAGGGCGACCCGAAAGCCGCCCAATCAATATTTGTACCCTAGTACGATTAAGCTCCGGGAGAGCCGTAAACGCCAAGTGGGTCTGAAACACCAAAGCTGTAACGCTCACGGGCCTTGTAGCGAACATTGCCTGTGTCAAAGTCACCATCCATAGATGTTGACATTGCTGTACGGACAAAGTGCTTCATGCCGTTTGGAACATCAGTTGTCAGGAAGAAGGCATCGTTATCAAGCAAGTAGTGGTTGACACGATATCCCTGAGCAATTGAACCGTTTGAGCGCAGTGCATTGATGTCGTTATCGGCAGTTCCGACACGAAGATCAGTCTGTAGCAAGCGAGTTGCAACAAACATTAGTGCTGGTGGAACAATCAGCTTTTGAGGACGGGCGGCTACAAGTAACCCACGCTCGTCAACAAACGCAGCAATGTTAATTACTGCATCCTCAAGAGATGTTTCGTTCAAGTCAGCAGCTACTGCTGGACGGTTGGCGTTTACACCACCCTGTACAGTCGGGTGATTAGCATTAAACAGAGTAACGCCATCGCCAGATGTAAAGGTTGTGAAACCTGTGTTCAAGAGAGAAGCTGCTTTGACTTGCTTTGTGTAAGCCATAGCGCGAGCAAGAGCTTTTGTATAACGAGCTGAGAGCGCATCGTACAAATTATCTTCCATTGCTTCTTCTGTTACAGAAAAGCCCATTCCCACGGTTTCGTGGTTGTAACGGGCAGTGAAGGACTCTTGAGCAGAATCATATGAAATCGCAGAACCTTCAGGTTTAACTGGTGCAGCACCAAAACCTGACAGTTTGACCTCTTCCTCAAAGCTTCGCTCTGAAGTTTCAGTTTCGTAAATTTCTGCATGTTCGTTTTCGTACTTTGCGTACTCCATACCAAACAATGCATTTAGACCCGGCAAAAGCTCCTTTAATAGTTGTGCGCGTGAAATAGCCATCAGTTACACTCCTTATGCTGAGCCAGTTGTGGAAGAGTGCTGATGGTAATTAAACTTACACACCAGAATCGGGAATGAAGTACCCTTTTCATCACCCTGATCGCCACCGAGATAATCGATGATACGAATTGGGTTCTCAGCATCTGTGCTGATTTCAGAAATGTCCAAAGCTACACGACTAATGTTTAGTGTAGTATTTGGAGCTGTCTGAACGAAAAGTGTATTCTTGCCATAGACATCGCCAACATTTGTTGGAGCGCCATCCGCTTGGATGGTGAACAACGCGTTAGGGTCGTCTACTACAAACGCCATTGCGTCAGACGCAACGGTACTAGCAGGCCATTTTTGTGAAAACACTTTTTGGCCTGAGTTAGGATCGGTGAATGAACACCCCATGAAAATACCAACCATATCGATGGCGGTAGAATCATCACCTGTAGCGGCCTGCTTCTGAATGGTTGTCGTTGTACCATTATCTACAAGCATGGCGACATCGCCAGTGCAGATATTGGTAGCGTAACCTGACAAAATTGGGTACTGGCGGAATACTTCCAAAGAACCAGAATCCAATTTACCAATCGGGCGCAGACCGAAGGGAGCAGCAACTGAAGACATTTAGTCTCTCCTTCTTAATCTACTCATTATTAACACGGTAAGCACCCACCATTGACTACTTACCAAACGAAGTTTTGGTTGACCTTTCAGGCTGCATCATTGGCATACGAGCGTCAGACTGTTTTAGGTAGCTGTTGTCTACCGCATCAATCTGATTAGCATTCATGCCATCATGTGCTTCCCTTCTGGAATCAACATATTCGGTTGAGTTCTCGCAAAGTAGCAATCCTCCAACCTCAACATTACCTTGAAATCGAGAATCGATATCAGGCAACACTTGTAATTCAGGATGGTCCTCTGCCTTAACTGGCGTCCAACCCTCACGAAATTTAGCCGATACATTGGTGTTGTCACTATTCCCCAAAGTCGATGTGCGAATCCAGCGGTACTCTACACCATTGCGTGATTCGGGGGTCGGTAACATGCCCGGTCTTTGCCAAGTTTTCTTACGAGCCTCTACTTCACGAGTCTCGCTTGTGCGTGGGGTTCTGTTAGACATTAGATGCCTCCTTCAAGAGTTGCGCCGCATATTGTTCTGCCGTAAGGCCAAGGCGCTTGGCGAGAGCGACTTGTGTTGAGGTTAATTGCACTCTGCGTGGTTTTTTTGCACTCCGCTGGGCGGGGGCAACCACGGAACCAGCTTGACGAACAGGTGCAGCCTCAACTTGCTGCTCATCAAACTTGTCTGGGAACCGTTCACGCATAGACTCATCTATACGCCGGTAATACTCATCTGCCTGTGTCTGTGGATTGATTCCTTGTTTTACCAAGGTTTCATGCACACCAAAGGCATAACCTGTCATTCCAGAGTCACTGCCAAACCATTCGTTCTCCGATGCCCACGCTTTTGTTTTTGCGTCTGGCTCCGGAACCTTTGGTTTTTTCTCAAGCTCTACAGGCATCTCCTGCTTTACTTGAGGCTTAGGCTTATAAGACTCTACCCTAAACTTTTCATTCTGAAGAGAGCTTAGCTTTTCTTGAGCATCAATCAGTTTATCAGGGTCGCCTGTTTCGTAGGCTTCCTTGTAAGCAGACTTAGCGCGTTCAAGCTCAGCCTCAACTCTACTTTTTGCTTGCTCCACCAGAACGCCTTCACCCTCTTCAAGGGTTTTACGGAGTTTCTGGTTCTCCTCAGTAATCTTGCGAGCGTAGTCAACCGCCTCGTCCTGAAGCCTAGACGCCTCTTCTTTACGGCGTCTCTCTTCATGGTATTCAAACTTTAGCTGTTTAATCCGTTTCTGGACGCTACCGCTGTATTGAGCGATTTCATCGTCCTCTGGGATTAAAGCCTCAGCTTCATCGGCGCGGCGAGGTTTGCCCTTGTCTTCATCTGGGGTGTCATCAACGATGTCCACCTCAAGTTCAGAATTATCCTCCAACTCTACCTCAATAGAGTCATCTTCTAACTTCTCAGCTGTATTGTTCATGCTCTTGCGTATCCCCTTGGGTCATCGATGACGGCTTCAACAGTGTCATCATTGATAAGACGGAACTCCTGTTTTTCAATCTTAAACCTTGTACCGGAATAAGAACGAAAAATCACAAAGTCACCTTCTTTACAGTAAGGGCCATTAGGAAACTTCTCAGTATCCTTATAAGCGTCTAGCCCAACCTTCACTACAAAACCAAGAACTGAAGCGGTCTGTTCCGCATTCTTCAGTGTGTCAGTTATGTAAATTCCAGATTCTGTTTTTTCTTTAACCTCAAGCGGCTTAATCAAAAGTTTGTAGCCAGTCGGTTCTGGCATTTTGCGGGCGATAGACTCATCAACCGTTTTTTCAGCAGAATACATTTCTGTTCCTTTTGCAGTGATTTAGGTTCACAGTACCTTGCAGGGTTTTCGCCCTGAAAGTCTCCACATTTACAATATAACTCAATTGAATCAGAAGCGGAAGTCTTATGATTCTTCGTACTTCTTTTGCAAATCGAGAATATCCCTTTCAATAAGCGCGAGAGCTTCCACTTTGCCAACGAGTCGAACATACTCCTCGTGGTTTCCGCATCCGCCACCGGCCATATGGTCAGCGATATCATTCAAATAATTCCTTATCTTGTCTTTTATAAAATCAAGTTCATTCATCGGTCTCCACCAAGTCCTTTGCCATTTCACGACCTAACTCTATACCCTGCTTAATATCTTCTCTTCGGGCGTTGTCGGTCTCTGTTGCTACCTTAACGCCAAGGCGAGCGCCCTCACGCTTTTCTTCTGACTGCAAACGATCCTTTTGAACCTCAACGTTTGAAGCCTTGGACTCAATATCGGCTTGAAGCTTGGCAATATCAAGTTGTTTTTTATGCTGGAACTCATCCTCTTTCAGCTTTAGCTCACGTTGTTGTATCTGGGTAAGGGGATCTTGCTGTTGCTGCTGGGCTTGTTTTTGCGCTGCCTCAGCCTGATCCTTACGAAGGAGTTTGCCTGCTGCTTCAGCAGAAAGTCTTGATATTTCTATCTCGACATCTTCTGGTAAAGGCTTTTCTTCGTCAGGCAACCCTACACCAAGATTCTTTTCTATTTCTTTTCTGTACTGCAAGGCGACATGCTCTGTAACGTGCGCTGCAAGAGACGCCTGTATTGCTCCAGCGAAAGGAGACTGACCAATAATTTCCATAAGCTTTGGATCTTGGGCCGCAGCCATGTGAACCTGAATATGCGCTTCGTGGTCTTGATACTTAAACGCCTTAACAGGTTCCTGTTTCAGAAGAGCCATGTTTTCAGTGACAGGGTCTGAAGGCTTGATGTCATCAGGAAGCTTAACAATTTCATCAGCGTCTTTAATGCCAAGTACCTCAAGCATCTGACGATGAAGTTTACCCATGTTATAAAGATTGGGTGCTTGCTGAGCTAACTGCATAGCAGCCTGATACTGGACAACACGCTGTGCCATTGTGGCAGCATTAGGATCTGATACAGGAATAACATCCACACGCTTATCAAAGTCCTGTTGGCGATTGAAGTCGCCTTCCATATCATAATTGTATTCTGGCGGCATATAGTCACGAACTACCTTTGCAAGAATACGAAGTTCGTTTTTTAAAGCCGCATGAAGACGAGCCTGAACACCAGACATGACCTTCATGCTTCGCTCCATAAGAGCTAACGTAGTTCCGACCGGAGCTTGCGGGTTGAGGTTTCCAACTTGTACATCAGCAACGGAGCCAATCCTTCGCCCCTCTTCCACGAGGTTTCCGAGCAACTGGTATAATACTGATGATGGCTCCTTGTAAGGAAGGAATGCAATCGAATCCCGAATCGCACCACCCGGTACGTCCACATCGCGGAACTCACCCGGCATGAGAGGCGAATCGTCACCTTTAATACGAAGCCCGCGAGCTTTAAGACCAGCGGGGAGGTTGCTGAGTGTGCCAGCGTCAATAAGCTGTCGAAGAATACTTGTGGCGCTTTTAGCAAGACCACCAATAAGATGAATAAGACCCGTTCCATAGAACCCAAGGCCCGGTAAGTATCTATAGTGAACAAAGTGCGGTCTTTTACGCTTTTTAATATCGTCTTCATACCAGTTTCTCCTTATGGACAAGATCGTCAAACTGGACTTATCTATGGTGACAACATACGGACGCGCCAAACCATCCGGATCATCGAAAGGCTCTGGCAGGTTAAGGTCAGCATGAACCTCAAGTATGGTGTGCCGATCATCGTC